GGCAACCCGAATTATATACTATGCCCTCATCCAATGCAGGCCTGGGATATCCCAGGTTTGCTGGTGGGCACGTAACCGGAACACAACATTTAGTTTTGTTAGGTTACGCCTTGTATGTAAGGGAATCAGGGTCCTTGTCTGACCATGCCCCGCGTGAATTTGGCTATGCCACTTCCACGCATGCTCCTGAAATGGTTCAGGGTGGCTCATGGTTGGATCAGATGTCTCATTCACTTGGCTTTGGGTGGCCCCATAAGGGTCAACCCGCCAAGTTATTTGAGAACGACTGGGGAGAGTTAGAAAAACAACTCCCAGGATCCTCTTTTGCCTTGCAGAGCTATCTGCGGAAGGGGGTATTTTATGTTTTAGATAACATAAAGTACTTACCCATTCTACCGATAGCGGCTGAAGAGAAAGGTCTTAAAACCAGATTTCCTACCTGTTCATTAACAGCAGCAAATATGGTTCAACAGATTCTCCGGCGAGTTCTTGACTACATTATGGTCAATGACCCCCGGTTCTCTCAGGCCCTAGGTGGCCATTTGGATATAGATCTATCCGGCGAGTTGGGCTCTTGGTATAGCCAAGATGCCTCTGCCGCGACAGATCTACATGCCGAATGGCTAACTCGTACTCCTTACGAGGTCATAACGGAACACTACCCTGTGCTCCGTCCTTATTCCAAATACTTTAATAAACTATTTGGGACAAAGAAGCTTCTCCTGGATATTGACCCAGGCGAACTTATGCCCTCGAGGATGTTCGAGTTCTTCCCCAGTGCACCTTTCATCGACGTCTTTGTAGACGGTTTTGATGAACAGGTCACTGCAGCGGGAGGTCAAATCTCTGATCTAATCATTCATATTATGGATGATTGGATCTCAGATTTGAATGATCTCCCCGGTACCTTGACGAGTACGGGTCAGATGATGGGTGATCCCACATCTTTTCCCCCTCTTATGCTACATACATTATATGCAGCAACAGAGGTCCTTAAAGTTCATCCTTATACAAGGAAAGAACGAAAAAGGAAGTACCATCCTGGTCTCCGGAGGTCAGATCCAGTACTGAAGGGGGTGGGCGATGATGCCCAAAAGCCCCGCTGGACACCCGTGAAAGAAAGGAGACCTTTGGATAATCCACCCTACTCAGCAGAGGGCGGCGAAGCTCAGAGCCTCTTCATTCGCGGTTAGGATCCCGAACGGCCGGATACAAACAAAAACCTCGCGCGTTAAGCGCATTGTGAT